CAAAAACGTGTAGTCCTCTAACGACATCAGAGAATGATTCAGTTGAACGTACCACTTCAGTCTTTGCGATGTGAGACGCTGTAGAAGTACTAGAGATATGCCCTGCCATGATAACGTTCTCAGAAGCGTCTGTAGCGACACCTGATAATGTTACTTGGTCAGTACCTGCTGTACTATTTAATGCAGTAGACTTGTAGCATCTGAATCCTGCAAGTGTACCCGGAGTTGCAAGTCCGTTTCTTAGGTTTGAAGACGCATCGCCAGTTACCTGTACTTCTGCCATCTTGTTACCTGCTTGAAACATCTTCTCGTAGAAGATCGGAGGAGCAACAAACCATCTGTTCTCTTCTGGTACAGACTGATCATCAAGCACTCTAGCCATTAATAGCATGAGGTTGATACCTGCATCATCTGTTTCTACGTTAATAGGAGCAGATGCTGTACCTAAAGCTGAATTAGTAGTTGTTAATCCACCTGATAAACTTGCATCGTCAGCACCAGCAATACCTGCACCGTCTGACATAGCCTGTAGTATGTTGGCATCGAATTTTCTCTTTAGAGCAAAAGCACCTGAAGAAGTTGCTAATGCTTCAAAGTTGACATGTGAATGTCTTTCTTCGATGTCATCGATTTTAAATGCAAAAGCATTTGCTTGGTCAACGGTCATTGTTATCTGATCGTCTGCCAAGTCTTGTGCGTTAACCACAGAACCTCTTGTGTACGCTGACACAGTAAGTGTTGGTTCTTTTATAATGTTAACAGTGTCGCCAAAGTTTTCAATTTCGCCAGTATAGTCGGTATTCGTAATATCTTCTGCAACCGAAGCTCTACGGAAGAACTTAAGAACTTTTTGGCTAAAAATTGAGGGAGCAAAGTTACCTGACGGTAAGTTAGCATACCCTGCAGCTGTATCAAAAGCCATTTTCTTATCCTTCCTCTATTTGAGGTTAGTTATTGAGTTATTCGCCCTTCTGCTCGTGCTTGATCGATTTCTTTTTCAAGTTTTTCAAACTCCCACGATTTCAGCTTGGCGATGTCTGCCATCTTCCAAATCTTTTTGTTTGCATTTTTGTCAATCGGAACTTCTCTAGAACTTGGTGTTCTGACTGCTTCAGCCGCAGACGCATTAGATTTGTTAGACTTTGTTTTTAAGCCAGTATCGGCTTTGTAAAGATCAAGAACTCTGATTGCCCATTTGCTATCAGTATTATTCTTAGTTATACCCTCAGAAATTGAGGTTGGCTGTTCATCAAGCCACAAAAGAAACTTTTCGTTATTCCTGATATCATTAAAGTCAGGGTGTGCGGCAAGTAATACTTTGTATGCACTTTGAACTTCCATTTCCTTCTCACGACCTTTTATAGTTTCAAGTTCCTTTTTTAAACTTTCAGATTGTTCTTTAGCTTGCATTGCCGCTACGGTTTGCACTACTGCATACACATCTGGATACTTACCTTTGAACTCTTCTAGTTCATCTGGACTTTTGGGAAGCTTGATTGAAGGGTCTAAATCCATCTGTTCTGCAGTTGTCTTCAACGCTTCTTTCTCACTTTTCCATTCTTGAAGTTTATTGTCATAATGTTTTTTTAAGTCATCATAACGTTTCTTATAATCGTGTTCAGGACTCTCTTCCTGTTTAGTTTCCACAAAACCTTCTTGTTGGGTAGCTTCTTCTTGAGTGCCAACATCTTCTGCTTTTGCTTCTACTTCATCCTCATCTTCTTTATCAACTTCCTCTCGGTATTTGTTTTTATAAAGATTTGGATTATTTATTACTCCAAAGGAGTCATTGGGTTTAAATGCTCTTGCACCTTTTACTTGTTTTGCCATTGTATTTACCTCATTTATTGCAGTGCCACATGGCTGTGGGTAGCTGCTTCGGATGTCAGGGCCAGATATTACTGGGTAGCTGACGAATTCTTATCTGAACGCAGGTCTTGCTCCACCTGTTTCATATGCACTTCCCCTACCTAAGAATGATCCACCTGTTGATTCAGGTATTTTTCTTGGAGGTTGAATGTCATCATTGTTTACACTAACAAAACTTTCTTCTACTTGAGTAGGCGTTTCATCAGCTAGTTTAAAATCTTTTGGTTTGTAATATATATGTGCAAAAACTTTATTTTTAGGATTTACAGTTCTGCCTGTTTCTATATACTCACCAGATTGTACTTTAGATTTAAAATCTTTTGCTTCCGATGAAGTAGGATTTTTAAAAAATAAAGCACCTTTTGTAAAATCTTTTCTAGAACCTGCCACTATGTCTTCTGCAATATTACGTACTTTTAAATACCTGTCTTCATTCTGTTTAAATCTTTTTAAAGTGTTTCTAAATTTTGTTGGTTCTAAAGCATTAAATTGAAATATTTTATTTTTACCATAAGTTTTCTTGCTAAGTTCTTCGGCTAAAGAATTTCCAAAATCTTTGTACCCTTCTGCCATTGCTCTGTTCCTGAACACATGACCTACGCCTTCTAGTCCTTCATCTCCAAGAACATCTGCTTCACCTTCCATAGCTATAGCTAAAGCATCTTCTAAAGGGAGATTATTAAGTATTTTATCTATTTCTTTTCTGGCTTCTTCTGGAGAAGAATAAAAATCTTTAAACTTAACATTTTTTATAGTAACACCAAACTCATCTTCTGTGTTACCACCTTCTTGCATACCTATAAAACCACCTTCTGCTACCCGTTGAGCTTCAGCATTTTCTTGTCTGCGAGATACTTCTTTTTTGCCACGATTATTTATTTTTTCTAACTTGTCATATCCTATAACTTTAGCTATCTCTGGAGGAACAACAACCTCTCCTCGTGATATCATTATATCAACTTGTTCTTTTGTAGGTATGTTAGCTGCTTGAGCAGTCCTATCAGTTCCTGCATCTATATCAGCTTGAGCTACTATCTCATAAGCCTTGACTAACATGTCTTTGATATCTTCTTTACCTGCAAATTCTACTGCAGGTGCGTTAATTACAAATGTTCCTTCAGGTACTTCTTTAGGTATATCATCAGCTATAGTTTGTTGTTCGGTAAATTGATCAGGGGGTCCTCCGATAAATCCCATTTCGCCAGTAGGTGCTTGTTGTTGTGTAGGATCACCACCCATTTGCATACCTACAGAACCACCTTTTTTGAACATAGAACCATAGTCATCTGCTCCACCACCACCAGTATTACTATCAAATCCACTATCATTGTTATTATTGTTATCACTATCATTGTTATCATTTGACGAAAATATACCTGTTGCACTGTACTGTGAACCTGCAGGTGCTGCACCAGTTGGGTTACCTGTTGGACTGTAGGATGAATACCCCACACCTGCTTGGGCTGCATCAGTAACAGTATCAAATGTATCCACACTTATGGTAGATGGATCACTGATAACACTCGTTGATCCTAACCCACCAAAGGGATCAACAGATTCATTATAAACTTCTTGTTCATCTAACATGTCCATAAACTCTGTTGGAGAAAGTACACTAACGTCAGGAACATTTACGCCAGTGTAAGTTTTACCAATTCCAAATAGTCCGGGAGTCACACTGACTAAGTCACCTTGATAATACCCCTGAGCATATCCGGGAACTCCTTGTGATATTTTATCAGCCACGCTGTAGTGAGTTGACATTAATGAATTAGATACTTGACCTAATAAACCACTTCCCATCGCAACATTTTGACCATAAGGGTCTTGCATTGTAGGTCCTATAATTCCTGATATCATTCCAAATGCAGGACTACCAAGAACACTTCCGACATTGGCAGCCATTTTAGCTGCTTCCATTTGTCCAGCCATAGCTAAACCTAGTGGTGCTGTACTTACTACTCCTTGTGCTATTGCATCAGTAGAAAATCCTGCAATAGCTGCACCGACAGGATTTGATTGAGCAAAGTCAGATTTAGCTCTATCTCTCTCTGTTCCAAAAGCTACTTGTCCTGCTGTTTGACCTGCACCTACTCCTGCAATGTCCATTGCTTGATTAGCATCGGCTATAGCTTGTGAAGGACCTGTAACAGATACACCTGAAGCTCCTAATCCACCTATGTCTGCTACTTGAGGTCTATCTTGAGTTTCATTTTCAGAGTTTTCTTGTTCTTCTTTAGATGTCTCTACTTCTATGTTGTTTTCTTGCAAAGCATCTTTAGCTCGTTTTCTATTTCTAGCTCGACTAAGTAAAAAATCAAATTGTGGATTTCCAGTGCTAAATGCCATTGTTATTTTTGACTTTCTCTACGTTATTCTTGAGGTTGAGTAGGGTTTCCAGTAAAACCAGCTTCCCCTGCAGTTGGCGTAGCTCCGACTCCGATTGTGCCATCGCCAGACCCTTGACCGTTAGTTCCTTTAGGTTGAGGAGGTACTCCTCCAGACCCTGCCATATCTGTTGGT